GAAGATTATGAAATGATTGGTTTAAAGACTTTATCAGGGCTTTGGCCTAAAGCTCTTTACTATCAACCTAGCGAAACTTTAGGCAATATTTATGTATGGCCAAATCCATCGCAAGGTGAAATGCACATTTTTGCTGACACAGTATTTTCAAGATTTGTGACAATGAATGACACATTACAATTGCCACAGGGCTTTAATATGGCATTAAGATGGTGTTTAGCAGAACGTCTAATGCCTATGTATGGTAAAGCATCACAAACGCAAATAGCGATGATTCAAGCGTATGCTGCTCAATCTAAGAGTACGTTAAAGCGTACAAATATGAAGCCAATTCAAAGTGCTAGATTCCAAGATGCAATGTTGTCAAGCAGACAAAAAGATGCTGGTTGGATTTTATCAGGTGGATTCTTTAGATAGGAAAATGAATGCCAGATTTTGGATTTGTTGGGCCAAGTTATGTTGCTCCAAGCATTTATGCAAATGCAGAGGATTGCATTAACTTTCGACCTGAGATTGATCCTACAAAACAGGCTGGTGATCGTGGAGTAGTTGCTTTATATCCCACGCCAGGATTAACATCACAAATTAAATTGCAAAATACTGCTCCTGTACGAGGTATGCGTACCGTATCAGGTGGTCAGTATATGGTTGCAGTTTGTGGTCAATATGTTTATGTTATTACTTCAAATCTTACGCCTACTTTAGTTGGACAATTAAATTCATCAACAGGCCAAGTAGGTATTACTGATAACGGATTAAATGTCTATATTGTAGATGGAACTTATCGTTATACATGGCGAATATCTAACCCTGCTTCTGCACAATTTATAGGTTCAGTTACAGGCACAACTCTAACTGTAACATTGATGAAATCTGGCACAATTGCGGTTGGTCAGTCATTGTTTGGTGTAGGCGTTTCATCAGAAACAGTTATTACGGGATTAGGCACAGGCACAGGTGGAACAGGTACTTATACAATTAATATTTCTCAGACAGAGCCATCAGAAGTATTTAATAGTGCAGCAACTGGTACAACTTTTACAGGTTCAATAAGTGGAACAACTTTAACGGTGTCAGCCGTTTCAACAGGGACAATTTATATAGGACAAACAGTTCAAGGTTCAAGTGTTACTGCAAATACAGTTATTACAGCTCTAGGAACTGGATCAGGTGGCACAGGAACATATACAGTCAGCAATAGTCAATCTGTTGGCTCTGAAACAATGTATGGGTTAAATTTTAGTGTTATTCCTAGTTCAGATGGTGCATTTACAGGTGCAGATGTAGTAGATATTGTTGATAACTATTTTATTTACAACAATCCTAATACCCAACAATGGGCAGCTTCTAATATTTTGAGTCCAATTACTTATTCATTAAGTTTTGCTAGTAAGTTTACAGGCCCTGATAATCTTGTATCTTTAATTGCTGATCATGGGCAAATCTATTTATTAGGTGAGCAAACATCGGAAGTTTGGGCAGATGCTGGCACATTCCCATTTGCGTTTCAGCGTATTCCTGGTTCATCAAGTCAGCATGGTATCGTTGCTAAGTTTTCCGTTTCACGAGTTGGTAATTCGTTTGCTTATTTAAGCCGTAATATTCGTGGTCAGTCCCAAATTGTATTAATGAACGGTTATTTTCCTGAACGCATTTCTACCCACGCTGTAGAAAATACTTTAGTCAACGCTTATGTAGAAGATGCAGTAGCGTGGACTTATCAGCAAGAAGGTCATGAAGTTTATGTTATTTCATTTCCTACACTTGATATTACTTGGGCATACGATGTTAGCACGGGAATGTGGCATAAGTGGTTATATTGCGATAATTTTAATAATTACCATCGTCACAGGGGTAATTGCATTGCTAACTTTCAAAACATGGTATTGGTGGGTGATTGGGAAAACGGCACAATTTATGAACTTGATCCTACTAACTTTACAGACAATGGGCAAAACATACGCAGATTGCGTAGAGCACCACATTTAGTTTCAGATTTTCAACGTCAATATTTTGATGAATTACAAATCCATTTCCAACCAGGCGTAGGAACTACAGGATTATCTAATTCAGGATTTAGTGATTATATTGAAAGCCCATTTACTGTAACTGCAAATCAAACATATTATGTGCCGAGTGGTTCAACCATTCTTTTAGGAACATTAGCTACTATTAATCAAGATACACAAACAACAAACCCACAGGCTATGTTGCGTTGGTCAAACGATGGTGGTTCAACATGGTCAAATGAACATTGGGTAAGTATTGGTAAAGAGGGTAAATATAAAAATCGTGCCATTTGGCGTAGACTAGGAACAGCTCGAGATCGAGTATTTGAGGTTGTGGTAACTGATCCTGTTAAAGCTGTAATTGTTTCTGCAAACCTCAAAGCAAGCGTAGGTGAGTCATGAGCAATTATATTGTTAATACCAATACTCCATATCCACAAGTTGAATTTTTAGATGTGACAACTAAAAGACCAACAAGGGCTTGGCAACAGTTTTTCTTAAATTTATTAAATTTTGGCAGTTCATCAACAGCTACAGCAGGTTTAGCCACTTTGCCGAGCAATCCTGTAGGTTTTATGCTAGTAACGGTGAACGGTCAACAATATAAAGTGCCTTATTACAATGTCTAACGCACTTAAAATATTATACGAATCTATCAAACATCGTACATCATTAGATTACGAGGAGTTTAAAACATTGTTAGATGATTGGATTAAAATACCATTGTATGAAAACAACACTTTAGTGGGTTGTGTCATACAAAAAGACAATGAAGTGCATATAGGTTACAAAGAGCAACCTAAATCGTCAATTAGAAAACATTTAAAAGAAACATTAAAAAAAATATTAGATCAATATGGTTTTGCAATGACTGCGGTTATGGATGACAACGAAAAAGGTTTAATTTTTTGTAAACGGCTAGGATTCTATGAAATTGCAAGAGAAGGTAGTAAAATTATACTAAAATGCGACAGGTGCAAATATGTTTAAAAAAATCTATGCTAGTAGGGCACAAACACGAGCAATGGGCTTATTTGACCCTATTGGCGATCCTTTTGGTGGTGTAGCTTATGGTGAGCGTAATGATCCTGTAACAGCAGGAATTGTTGTAGGTGGTTCATTATTAGGTGGTGCAATTCAAGGTAACGCTGCACAAAAAGCGGCGCAAACACAAGCTGATGCAAATGCAAGAGCTCAACAGCAATTATTAGAAACAGGTCAACAGGCAAGTCAAGTATATCAACCTTACCAACAATTAGGTCAAACAGGTATAAATGCTTTAAATCAAGCAATACCTGGATTATCTACTGCACCAAACGTGTATCAGCCACAAGCTAATTACACGCCAATGACTAATGCAGATTTAAACGCACAATTAGCACCTAATTACGCATTTCAATTACAACAAGGTCAAGGTGCATTAAATCAAGCTGCAAATGCGGCTGGTGGAATGGTTGGTGGCAACGCTTTAAGAGGCCTACAAGACTATACACAAAGTTTTGCGGGTAATGCGTATCAAAATGCTTTAAATAATTATATGGCTCAATACCAATTAGGATTAAGTTCTAATATGGGCCAACAAGCACAAGCCTACAATCAACAAACAGCTAATCAAACAAATATATATAATCGTTTGGCTGGTATTGCAGGAATTGGTTTACAAGGTGCAACAGGAGCTGCAAACGCACAACTTGGCACAGGCTCTAATATTGCTCAACTTACACAGGGAATTGGTCAAGCTCAAGCAGCAGGGCAAATCGGCCAAGCTAACGCTTATGCAGGTGGTATTAATAATTTAAGTAATTATGCTTTATTATCTAGTTTAAATAGACCAACATCTAATCCTAATGTTTTACCTGGGTAATCGGAGATTAATATGGCAGATTTTAGAACCGATACAAGTGCAATTAAGGTAGAACCCCAAAAAGGTATGTCTTTAGCCGATATGTTAAATATTCAAAAATCATCTTATGAATTAAGTAAGTTGAAGGAATTGTATCCTTCTATGATTTCTGAACAACAAGCTAAATCAAAACTTGCTGGAATACAAGCAGACGTTGCAGAACAAAAAGCTCCAATTGAAGTGCAATCTGCGAGTACACAATTAAATACACAACAACTAGAAAACATCAATAAACACGCTAATAATACAATTAATTCTATACAAAAATTATTTACTAAGCCAGATTTAACTACAGAAGATATTGTAAAAGAAGCTACTGAGCTAAATAAAATTCAGGGTGGTACGCCACAATCATTAGCGATGGTTTTACAAAGTTTGCCAAAAAATGCAACTAAAACACAATTACAATTTTGGTTGGCACAAAAACAATTATCAACAGTTGATGCTTTACAACAAATAGAAAAACGCTACCCATCTCCACAAATGCAAAATCTTGGAAATGTGGTTGTCCCTGTTCAAATGGGCAATCAAATGCTTACAGGTCAAGCACCAGGTCAGCAAGTTGGAATGGCAAGCAAATTAGGTTTAGGCCCATCAACAGAAGTAACGGCAACAGAAAATGATCCAAGTGGATTACCACCAGGAACTAAATATTATTTAGGTAGTGATAGTAGACCAATTGTATCTGGTAATGCTCCACAAACAACTACACAACTTGAAGTGGGTAATAAATTAGTTAACGAGGCAAGAGAAGCTGCAAAAACTGCTTCAATTAATCAATTCCAATCTAATCGAATTATAAAATTAGCTGGTGAAACTAATGTAGGTACTGCTTCTGAAATTTGGCGTGAAGTGCAAGGTGGAACTTCTATTGTGCCTTGGACTTCTGATAGTGCTTCAAATTACGATAAATTAGGCCATGTTCTTGCACAACAAGTTCAAACAACTGCACAACAACCAGGAATTAATGGTACAAATGCAGGTCAAGCATTATCTGCTGAAGTTTCAGGTAATAGAAAATGGACTAAAGAAGCTATTCAAGATACAGCAAGAATTAATAGAGCAGCAGGTGAGGCAACTTTATTGTATTCACAAGGTATTAACAATGCTTACAAATCAAAAAATCCTCAAAAAGCAATTGATTATCAAAATAAATGGAATCAAACGCTTAATATGGATACACTACGTTTGTTGGATGCTTTTAAAAACAAAAGTGAAGATTCTGAAGGATTTAAAGCATTGGTTAAAGAATTTGGCGGCCCTAAATCAGAAAAATTTATATCTGCTTCAAAGCATTTAGATAAAATAAATGAATTGATTACTAAAGGCGAATAATGGCTGAAATTACATCTGCTGATTTATTAAAAGAAGGTGGTTATAATGGCCCAATCGAAACGCCTACAGAATCTTCTTTTCCTAAAATAACCACTAAATTTGGTTATGTTAAAACTTACAAAAATTTAAACAAAGATCAAGTTTCGCATTTGATTATTCATCATACTGGTGGATCAAATCCAGAAAGTGCTTTAAATTGGTGGAAAAATCCTGAATCTGGTGGCGTAGGAGCACATTATGTTGTTAATGCTGATGGCTCAATTATTCAAACAGCACCATTAAATAAATCAACAGGTCACATTTTGCCAGACTTGGCAACAAAAAAAATAAACAATGCTTCAGCAATTGGAATTGAAGTTGTAGCACCTAGCGATAAAGATGTAACCCCTGCTCAACAAGATGCCGTATTAAATTTGTATAAAAATACAATTTCACCTGTTTATCCTAATATTAAACCTGAAAATATTTTAGGTCACGGACAAGAAGCAAAAGGTTATACAGGTAAACATGCTAGAGACATTTCTGAAGGTGCAACTGTTGTAAATTATGTAAGAAAAAATTTACAAAATCCAGAAATGGCATTTAATACAAATTTAGTTAAAAGCGAAGATTTGTTAAATTATGCAGAATCACCTGAAATGCAAGAAAAAAATCAATCTAAAGTTAATGCAGGTTATGGGCAAATATTAAAAAATACAACGTCTAATTTAGTTAATCCTCGTTTTGTAGCACAAGATTTGGCAGCAAAAGCAGATTTGGCGTATGGAGTTGTGCCAGGTGCAATTAATTTTGTGGGAACGCCATTTGCAAAATTAGCAAACGTGGGTGGGCAAGCAATTAATGCTATAACAGGTCAACCTACTGTTAATCCACAAGTAGGCACACAGGCATTATCTAATTTAACTGAAACAATGCAAAATCCTGTTGGTAAAGCATTTGGTATTACACAAGAACCAGCATACAAAAATGAAATAGCAAATCGGATTGCAAACACTATTGGTAATGTTGTTGGTTTGCCTATTGATTACATAGCTAAAAAAACAGGTTTACCAAAAGAAGATATTGCATGGTATGCAAATGCTGCAGGTATTAAATTAGCACCTGCCTTAAAAAAGGGTTATACAGGAATAAGTGAAGAATTACAACGCACATTTGAAAACAAAAAACCTACAGTAACAATTGAAGGCGCAAATTATCATCCTGAACTTGATACAGAATCAAATATACCTAGATTTATTGAAAAAGAAGTTACTGTTCCTAAAGATATTTCACATTTAACCCCTGAAGAATTAGATCAATGGTTTGAAAATCCACAAAAAATTACAGGCACAGTAACAAAAACCAGATTAATGCCTAATCCTGAGCATCCAGAATTTAAAACACCTACTAGAAATATTGATGTTATAGAAGAAAACCCAGCATTGCCTACTCAACCTTTAGATGTTGGTACAAAATCTCAAAGACAAAAACTTTTAGAAGATATTGGCATTGAACGTATTAGAAACTCAGCATTAGAAGGTGATTATAAAAATGCTAGTTCACAATACATTACATCTAAAGCAGATAATGGCCCGTATGCTCAAGGTATGGGCGAACAAATACAACATGAAAAAGATGTATTAACAAATCATTTTGGTGGCGTAGAATCAGAACTTGGTGGCACAGTACCTAGACGAGGCACATCATTTGAAGTGTCTGATGAAATGCAACGTGGTAAAACAGTAAAAACTGCGTTAGAAGAAGCACAAGAAGCACATCAAAAGAAAACAACTGAATTATATAATAAAGCACACCAAGAAACAGGTGCAATACCTGTTGAATTAAATAATCTTAAAAATTATTTAGATAAAAACTCAAATTTTGTTCATGCCCCTGAAAAAACTTTACGAAAAGGAATTAATGATTATTTAAATGAACAGGGTTTATTAGATGAAACTGGTGAAATTAAGCCAATGACAGTTGGTCAGTCTGAACAATTGCGTAAATTTATTAATAAACAATATAACTATGAAACAAAAAACAAAATTGGTGATCTTGTAAATACAATTGATGACGATGTTTTTAAAAATGTTCAAGGCCCAACGTATGAAGAAGCTAGAAAACATTTTAAAGCAGGCAAAGAAATTTATGATAATCCAAAGGCAATTAAAAATTTATTATCAGATGAAGGCGTAAATCAAAAAATACCTGATGAAAAAGTTATCAATAAAATTGCCACGTTAGATGAAAGTCAATTTGGCCATTTAATTAACACATTAAAAGAAACAGAAAAAACACAAGCATTAAGCGAAATTCAAACTGCACTAGTAAATCGAATTAAAGAAGCAGGACAATCTGAAATTGGTGAACCATTTAATGCTAGAGCTGCCGCTAAAGAACGTGCAAAATTATCGCAAAAATTAAACATTGCCTTTGCTGAAAATCCTGAATTATTAGATAAAATAGACAAAGGAATTGAAGCGGGAAATATTTTACATATACCGACAAAATATCCTGGGGCTGCAGTTCAAACTAATTTGTTAAAAAATAAATTTGGCGAAATAGCCTTGCAACGAGCAGGAACAACAATTGGTGCTGGAATGGGTGGTTTTGTTGGTGGCCCAATTGGTGGTGCTATTGGTGCAGCAGGTGGTGAATTTTTAGGCGGTAAAGGTGCAACAAGATTAAAATCTGGCAGACAAACTAAGCAATTACAAAAAGAAATTACGCCAACAGGAACAAAACTTTCAGATATAGGAAAATAACATGGCTGTTTTATTATCACCAATTGGAAATGGATTTCAATTTCTAACCACAACTGGATTGCCGTTAAATGGTGGGTATATTTATACTTATCAGGCAGGTTCAACAACTTCTTTAACTACTTATTCAGACGTTAATGGATTAATACCAAATGCTAATCCCATTATTTTGGGAACTGATGGCAGACCTCAAACTGAAATATGGTTAACACAAGGGTTTTCTTATAAATTCATATTAACTGATTCTAGTAATAATCAAATACAAACGTATGATAATCTTTATGGAATTTTGCAAACTGCACCAGCAGTATCAGGAACAGTTCCTAGTGGATTAATTGCTATATGGTCAGGTTCAATTGGCTCTATTCCAAGTGGTTGGACATTATGTAATGGTCAAAATGGCACACCAGATTTAAGAAATTCATTTATTTTGGGTGCGGGCAATAGTTACGCAGTAGGTGTAACAGGTGGTTCAACAGATGCAATTGTGCCAAGTCATACACATAGTGCAACATCTAGCTCTAGTGCAAGTTCAAGTTCAACAGCAACAGTTACTGATCCTGGTCACTTTCATAGTATTGATGCTGGTGGAACAAGTCCGACTGGTGGCTCACAAGCAACTGGTAGTGGAACAATACAAACAAGTGTGGCAACTTCTACATCTACAACAGGCATTTCAGTTGGTGTGGCTACTACAACATCTGTATCTACTTCAACAACGATAGCAACAACAGGTACAAGCGTTACTAATGCCAATATGCCGCCATACTATGCTTTAGCCTTCATTATGAAAACATAGGTATGGATATGACTGAAATCGATCCAGTAAAAATTGGCGTTATGTGGCAAAAAGTTGAAGCTATGGAAAAAGAAGTAGCTGAAATGAGAAGCGACATTAAAGAATTACTTGCAATGGCCAATAAAGGTCGTGGTGGGTTTTGGGTTGGTATGATGGTTGTATCAGGGTTAAGCACATTGATTGGTTATTTTACACACGTTTTTGCGAATAAATAATGTGGAAAATGTTATTGCACAAGGCACAAAACAATTAGCTTCTAGCTTAAATGAAGCTAGGGAAGCAGGTAAAAGCCTAACAAAAAGCATTGAAAACATTCAGCATGATGGTGTTGAGGTAGCACAACAAGAATTAGAAGCAAGAAAGCGTAAAAAATTAATTCAAGAAGCAAGAGAAAATTCTTTAATTTACAAAGCAATTAATGAGTATGAATCACAAAAAGCATTAATTATTGCCGAAAACAAAGCTGAAAAAGAATTTAAAGCTAAGTATGGCGAAAAAGAATGGAATAAAGTTTTAGAATTAAAAACGCTTGTAGAAAAAGAACAAAAAGAAAATGCCACATATTATGGGCATAAATTGCGTGATGTAAAACGTGTGCAATTATATTGTTTTTTAGCTGCATTTGTTGTGACGTGTATGCTTTACTGGGCTGGTTTAGTATGAACTGGGCAAAGTATTGGTTTGCTGTGTTTATATTTGAAGTATTTATTTGGTCTTATATTTTATTTTTAGATTGGGAAATACGGCAGTTAACTAAGAAACCAAAGCCAATCCGATTTAAAATGATTAGAACCGTAACGGAAGAACGTACTAAAAAGGATATCGTTTGTGGATGATGAAACATTTAAATTTTGGATGGTTTGGGCGATAATATGTTTAATGATAATTACATTATTAAAGGAGTAGTATGGATTGGTTAGCACAAATTGCACCAGGTATTGCAACTGCTCTTGGTGGCCCATTAGCAGGTTTAGCAGTCACAGCCATATCTAAAGCTCTTGGTGTAGATGAAAAAGACGTACAGTCAACTATTGAGTCAGGCAAATTAACTGCTGATCAATTAGCATCTATTAAACAAGCTGAAATTGAGTTGCAAAAACAAGCAAATGAATTAGGTTTAGACTTTGAAAAGTTAGCAACAGATGATCGCAAATCTGCTCGTGAAATGCAAGTTGCTACAAAATCTGTTATTCCTGCTGTGTTGGCTATTGGTGTAACAATTGGATTCTTTGGCATACTGATTGGTTTAATGACTGACAATGTAACCAAGTCAGATGCTTTACTTTTAATGTTAGGCTCGTTAGGCACTGCTTGGACTGCCATAGTAAGTTTTTATTTTGGTTCTTCACATTCTAGCCAAGGTAAAGATGAAATGATTTATAACTCTACACCATCAAAATGACTGAAGAACAATTAACTAAATTAGGTATTGATAAAAAATGGTTACAGCCATTATTAGACACTTTTGCTAAATTTGACATTAATACACCATTAAGACAAGCAGCGTTTGTTGGTCAATGTATGACTGAATCTGGCAATTTTAATCATCTAGAAGAAAATTTAAACTATTCTGCTGTAAGAATTACGCAAGTATGGCCTAGAATACCTTTAGCCAAGGCACAAGAAGCAGTTGCAAAAGGTAAAGCTGGAATTGCTGAATTGATTTATGGTCATCGTGATGGATTAGGAAACACTAAAGATGGTGACGGTGGATTATTTTTTGGTCGTGGATTAATTCAATTAACTGGTCGTGCGAATTATACAGCATTTGCTAATGCGATTGGTAAGCCTGAAATTATTGAACATCCTGAGTTGTTGGCAACGCCAGAATATGCTGCAATGAGTGCAGGTTGGTTTTGGAGTGCCAACCATTTAAATCAATTCGCAGATAATAAAGATTATGTTACGATGACTAAACGCATCAATGGTGGAGTTCTTGGACTTAATGAAAGAATTTCACATATCAATCAAGCATTAACTATTTTAGGATAATATATGGCTACTAAATTTAAAATTGAAGGCAAACACTACGAGTCTAAAAAAGGACATTATGTAGTTGAACGTGAGCATGAGAAAAAAGAACACAATGAACTTGTGCGTTTAGAAAAAAAACTAGAAAAGCACATGAGTTTACCTGCTGATAAGGCACATCCTTCAGATCAGAAAGATGCACCTTTGCCTAATATGCGGAAATACTAAAACCTAATAAGTTTTACTACTTTATAAGGTAATCCATGTTTTGTAAATGTATTGCCTACAACAGTATTGCGTGAATCGTTATAAACCCATTTTTTATCTTTGTACGGTGGGTTGTCATTTGTATATTTAGATTCTGGATGTGGTTTCATTTAGGCTCTCCTACGCATTTATAAAGTTTGTAAGATTTACTTGGATGCCACTTATCTAAGAACGTATAACCCTTTTTACGCAGTTCTCCGACCCTAGTTGCTAGTTTCATACCACCACCAGACTCTAATGCGTCTATAGGGCTTATCCAGCGTTTCTTGGCTATCTTTACAATCACTTCATATTGACTCATATATTTCCCCTTATATTAAACTACGACATTGACGAATTACTTCTTGAGGTACATCTACTGCTGTTGGAAAAGTTGCCATACGACAATCGTAAACAACTTTTTTACTTACTAATTGATTAAATAAAATAATAAATGCAAACAAAAATAAACCTATACCAAAAGAAAATCTAATCATTTCTCACTCGCTTTCTTAAACTCAACTACATATGTTGTGTCTTGCGCTGGCTTTTTGTGTATTTGCATACCTAAATGATTTGCTATTTTTTGCACTACATCTCTAAGTGGGGCAACGGGTCTTTCACCCATAAAATGCCAATAGTCGTCTGTATAATATGTTGTTTGATGTGCTAAAAAGTCTATCCTATTTCTTAGTTCACGCAGTTCTTCTTTACAGTTACACCCAAATAATTTTTTCATTTCTCACTCGCTTTCTTTAGTATTGCTCTTGCAAAATCTAAAACATTTTTATTTGTTAAAACAATTCCTAGTTTTATTGCACCAATAAAATGGTTTTTTACTGCTTCAATTATTTCTTCATCTGTTAGTTCATTTTTTGTCATTTTGTTGGCCCACCTAAAAGTTGTTTTTCAAGTTCTCTCATTTGTTGGCTTGTTTCTTGCATCATTAGTTGTTGCTTATCTAATAATGCCATTGCAGCTTCAAATTGAGCTTTCCAATAAGCGATTTGTTGATCATAACTCTCCATCGTTCCATGCCCTTTCTGCTTCTAAATAAGCGGATTTTTCTCTTGATTCAAACGAAATGTAATACAATAAACGACCTAACTTTTCAAAGGCTTGTGCTTGTAAATATTCTTGAATACTCTCTGCTTGTTCAGCAGATGCACTATAAATATCGTCAGAAAAGTTTTCGAATAATGTGTGGTTGTAATCATCATTGTGATTCTTTAAATGTTTAGCAAACGATTCAATCGTATCTTCTGCTGCTTCACGATTTTCTGTTTCGCTATCGTAAGATAACCAGGAGTCAAAGTTATTCATTACAGACCCCCTGTCTTGTAAATATAAACTGCAAACGGTAGACCAAACATCAGCATAAAAGCTATCAATGATTCTAAAAATGTTTTCATTTAATTCCCCTTTAAATAATTAATGTTTACTACAACTACAGAATAATTAAGTTTTGTTAATAATGCAAGTAAGTATTTATACTAAGTTGCAAAAATACGACAGTAGGGAAGTCTGGGAGAGCGTGTGAAGGAGCTCAAGGGGAAAAAGCTCACTCCCCCAGACTAGATAATTCAAGGCCATTCTTTAATCTAAAAAACACTAATAAACATTGAAACATCTTCCAACCCTTTTGTAAATCTTCTTGGCTAATTTCATGTATCTGAGTTTCATCTTCTGATACATAAACAATAGCACATCTAGCAGTAGGCATATTTAATCCATACGCATACGCAATTAGTTGTAAAATATGTTCATCATAAACCGCAGCGTTTTTAAGGGATTCCTTTGTCTTAAAATCCACGACAATGCCCTCTTTCGAGTGCAAGTCGCACTTACCTGCGTATCCAAGTGGGTGTGCAAAGCTCTCTTCTGTAATCCAAAACTGATCACCAAAGTGTTCTCTTAATGACTTTTCTGTACGATATGTATAGCTAGGGTACTCAGGCATATACACTTGATTAAAATACAACTCAAGCACATTGTGCATATTTGTACCACGATTTCTTGCATCCTTACCTACGCTGCGAGAATCTTCTATTACACGCTTTAACCAATCGGCTTCAGGCTCATTTTCTTTACGAGGCAATGTCAAACTAGCAAGCAATACTTGTTCTTGAACCCAACGCTGTAATCCTGGCTTATCAAGCAAACCAATAACAGTTGTAACCGAAGGAAGTAAACCTAATTTTCGTGCATCTGTTACTCGTGTTGCTCTTTCTTTACCGTTAGCTCCAATAATGGTATAAAAAGGTTCGCCATTAGCTTTATACCAATGACCACTATTTGATTCGTATGAAACTATCATATTTTCCCCTTGTATGATATTTTTAAAGTGAATACTACAACCCATGCTGACGCATGAAATTTACAACAGGTCAGTAATTAATTAACGATATACAATATTATCTGACCAATCGACTGCACGTTGCACAACTTGATTTACAAAGCGAGCCAAACCCACTTGATCAAATTGATACACAGTACGTTCTTCATCTACACCAAACGGCTCGATGTAAGTGTCAGAGCAATTTCTTGCATATTCACGAATCATAGCATCCATTATGTCACCTATTTAAAAAGGCACATCGTCATCTAAATCACCTAAAAACGAAGAGGCTTTAGTGCTAATTTCCCCACGTTCTTTTGGCGGCTCTTGTGCTGCTTTACTACCCAACAACTGCAAAACTTCACATTTAATTTCTGTTGAAAATTTTTCAACTCCATTAGAATCTTTCCATTTGCGTGTAAATATTTTGCCTTCAATATATACTTGACTGCCTTTAGTAACATATTTGTTAGCAATTTCTGATAATTTGCCAAAACAACCAACTCTATGCCATTCAGTTGTTTCTTTCATTTCACCAGATTTATCTTTATATTTCTCGCTAGTAGCTAAACTAAAATTAGTTACGCCAGAACCATCTTGAAAAGCTCTTGTTTCAGGATCTTTGCCGACATATCCTACTAAAATACATTTATTGATTGACATTTGGTACTCCTAGTTTTTTTTCTAACATTGCAATAGCTTGTATGCCTTGATTACGATCTAACAAAGCAATAGAAGGCTTTTTAAAGAATTGTAGTAACTTCTCTACATCTGAACCTGTTTGCTCAATTAAATCGTTTATGGTGCTGATTTGAGCAGATGTAATCGATACAGGCTTTTCTACTTTTTCGCTTGCAGAGTTACCATCATCATCAGCTTGCACCACGCCTACAATCGCAGCTAAAGCATATCTACGCATATAGGTAATTGCAGAACCAGCACCTTGAGCATCTGGTTTAGATACAGGCAGGCTCATATTTTGAGCTACCCATTCACCACTTGAATGTGTCATCACAGTTGTTAGCGTCATATTGCCATCAACATAATCACCAGGAAATTGCATAATTGCAAGACCGTTAGCAGATAACAACTCTCGGCAAGCATCCCAAACTGATTCAAGGTCTGCGTAGTTTGATTTAAAAAATGGATTTTTAGAATCTTTTTTAGCAAAGGTTAATTGACCTTGCACAATCGCAAGGGCTGTGGCTAATTCTTTTACACTTGGTGATGAATTCATATTAATGCCCCATGTATTGAACAAATGCAGAACGTGGCATACCTGTTTCAAACCAGATCACTTGTTTATCTTCTTCAGTTAAACATCCAAGTTCCATGTGTTCTAATGCTTCTAACAAACGCATTTGACGTTCTTCTTGCATTAATCTCATTTCTTGCATTTCATTGTCAATATCATCTGTATCTACAAAATTTGTCATAACTTTCCCCTTATGAATAAGCAACATTGCTTAAATAGAATATTAACAAATTTTAATTATTTGTGCAAGTGTGTTGTAAAATAAACAAAAATAAATTAAGATATATTTATGAATAAAACAGTCAACAATTTAACCTTCAGCGATTCCATGCTGATTGATCTTCTAGGTGGTACAAATAAAGTGGCTAAAATGTGTCAGGTTGCACCTGCAGCCGTCGCACAATGGCGATTACGAGGATTACCACATGGTCAATTAATATTTTTAGCAGCAAGACTTGAGAAAGAAAGTCATGGTTTAGTCACAAGAAAAGATTTATTTCCAAAAACTTGGGATTTAGTTTGGCCTGAGTTACAATAATTTTGTTTTAGGTTTCTAGTTGGTCGGGTAACGGCAGCAACAGAGATACAAGCAGACTGTGGGAAGCTGGTGTAATACTGCATAAATAGGTGGCGAAGATAGTGCCTATCCAGCGCAAGACTGTCGGGTGACGAGGCTCCGAAGGAAAAGCACGTTTGAAGGATACCTAGGATAGCTAGGTGTCTTTCACCAAAGGAAAAACTATGAATTCTAAAGATATTAAAGATTTTGAGAAGTTATTAGATACAATAATTATAGTTTTAGTTATTGTGTTGTTTTTATTTTTATGGATTTGATGTCAGAAGAATGGCGTAGAATATGCGAAGCTACATCAACATTAAAAACATCATTAGAACAAAGAAGAAAATATTTAGACTTAGTTGAAAAACATCGTGGTAAAGTTGCAAGACAAGAATTAGAAGCAGAGATAGTAAAACAATTTAATATCATCAAGGGGAAAAGATGAGTAACTTTTTAATAATCGTTGTAGGCGTGATATACGTTTACATTGGCATTTCTTTTTTTTTAAAAAATCAAATAGGCATGGGCATTACTTTTTTAGCTTATGCTTTGGCTAATTTTGGTTTATGGATAGAAGCAAAATAAATTTGTAAAAATACAACAAAAAAAAACTTGCGTATTTAACAAATCTTAACTATACTGATTACACATTAACTAATTCGGAAAGGTTTTAAAATGTTTAAATATGCTGTTTATGACGAAAATAACGAACTAATGCGTAAAACTAAAACTTTTGCACAAGCAAAATATTTATGCTCAATAAGATCAGGTTGGTATTATAGAAAAATTAAACCTGTATTGCCTGAATTTGAATTATCACCATTTTAAGGCACATCATGTTCAAACAATCAACACTAGATATTTTTGATACAACAGAAGAAGAATTAATAAATACTGTTTATACAAAAAAAGTAGAAGTACCTGTTTATGTACCTAAATATGAAAAACCAAATATTTTTGAGTTATTTAATCACAAAAAAACATTAGAACTTTTGCAAAACATAGAAAAATCTAATTTAACTATAGAAGAAAAAAAATTTTTAACTTTAGCTGCATATAGGCATACAGTTTTATATTTCGACAAAATAGCAGATTATTATGCCCATTCAAATAAAGAAATGCAAGAATTGATGGAACAATCTGCTCTTGTAATTATTGATTTTGATAAAGCAATTGAAAATGGGTTTGCTGTATTGAACAATGAATTATCTAATCAATACCTAGAAGATCAAAATGGATAATTTTTGTGTTTTTATCTTAACTCATGGTAGACCTGATAAAGTTTTTACTTATAAAACAATTAGAGATAAAAATTATACAGGACCTATTTATTTAGTTGTTGATGATGAAGATAAAACTTATGATCAATACACTAATTTATATGGCGATCAGGTTATTCAATTTTCAAAATCAGAAATAGCTAAAACTTTTGATGTTGGCGATAATTTTAATGATAGGCGAGCAGTTGTTTATGCTAGAAATGCCGTATTTGATATAGCTAAAAAATTAGGTTATAAATATTTTTTAGTATTAGATGATGACTATACTGATTTTCGGTGGTCATTTACTAATGAAAAAAAATATGTCACAAATAAATACATACAAAACTTAGATAAAATATTTGAAATACTTTTAAAGTTTTACAAATCAACAAATTTTACATCTATTTGCATGGCACAAGGTGGTGATTTTATAGGTGGCGAAGGTAGTGGTTTAAGTAAAACATTTTTAAATGGCCAAATATCAAGAAAAGTAATGAACAGTTTTTTTTGTTCAACTGAACGGCCATTTCAATTTGTAGGTCGTATTAATGAAGATGTAAACGCTTATTGTTACTTTGGATATAAAGGTCATTTATTCATGACTGTTGCACAACTAAGATTAGAACAAAAACAAACTCAAAGTAATTCTGGTGGTTTAACAGATATTTATTTAAATTTTGGTACTTATGTCAAAAGTTTTTATTCAGTTATGTATAATCCAGCTAGTGTTAAGGTTCGACAAATGGGACAAAATAACAAACGATTGCATCATAGTATTCATTGGGATACTACAGTACCTAAAATATTAAGTGAAAATTTTAAAAAATGATTAATCCTAACGATGAAATTCAATATGTAGTCGATCTAATTGATGATTATGCAGCAGCCGATGGTCGTTTAGCTGCATTAGAAAGCTATAAATCAGCCCTTAAAGCGTTAAAAATGAAAGATAGCACTCAGACATCAGTTGCTGGTAAAGAAATGGATGCCTTTGCTTCTGACGAATACATACAGTTTTGTGAAGAAATTGAACAAGCTCGTGTAAAATACACATCTTTAAAATTAAAAATAGAAACAGCAAAAATGAAGGTCGAAGTCTGGCGAACAGAACAAGCCACTAACAGACAAATAGAAAAATTAACACGTTGAAAAAAGCAGAAAAAGAATTATATGGAAAAATTGCATCAATGGGATGTATCCTCTGTTTGCATCTTGGATATGGCCCGACACCATGTGAAATACATCACATCCGTAGATTTGGTGGAAAAAGAGAAAATGCAGAAGTTATTGGCCTTTGCCCAGAGCATCACAGGGGAAATAGTGGCGTTCACGGACTTGGCAGAAAAGGATTTGAATCTCGCTATAGCATTGACGAGCAAGCCTTATTACAAAAGACGATGGAATTGTTAACTTTGTAGTATAATAAACAAAACCCCATAAGAATTGGCGTTCTTATAGGGCTTCTAACCACCACAATATAAGGGTATTGCTATGGCTGATGAAATTCTAACACAAGACTATTTACAATCTATCTTTGAATATAAGGATGGTGAATTATTCTGGAAAAAAACATCATCTACTAAAATTAAAATTGGAGATCAAGTTTCTAATATTTCAAAAGTAGGTTATAGGCGAGTAAATTTATTAGGTAAAACATATCAAGTTCATAGATTAATTTTTTTTATGTTTAAAGGATATTTTCCAAATTTAATAGATCATATTGATGGAAATAGATTAAACAATAAAATTGAAAATTTACGTCATAGTTCTCAATTACAAAATTGTCAAAATACAAAAATTAAAATTACCAATACTTCTGGTTGTAAAAATGTAAGTTGGAACAAATCTAGAAAAAAATGGAGAGTTACTTTAACAGTCAACTACAAACATAAATATATTGGCGAATTTGATTATTTAGAATTAGCAGATTTGGTTGCTACAGAAGCAAGAGAAAAATATTTTGGGAAATTTGCAAGACATCATTAAAGTTCAAGTCTATCCCAGCCAAATTCATCTGCAATTTGAGCCGCATAATTTCTAAAAATTTTGTCGTGCTTATCCCAATTTCGTGATTTATATCTTTTACAATGAATTAATTCATGAGCTAATGTTTTAAGTATGGTTTCAAAGTGACTACATTTAGCTTTAGAAATAGTAATGATGTGTATATCATCGTCAAATACATAAGTGCCATAGGCATCTTGTTCATCTGTGACTACAAAATCTATTTCAGTTGTGTTTGGTAAATCCCAAAATTTAAAAGGTTTCATCTGACATAACATCAGATACATTGCTTCTAAAGTTTGGCTTGATGGTGTCATACACCGTAGACCTTGCCACGAAATTGAACTTGACCTTCTTGTTCATCAAACACTTGTATTAATTCAGGCATTAGTAACTGACCTTTGTGGAAAGTAAGTAATGCGAATCCTGATCTCCAATCAATGGGGTTATCCTCTGTATAGTCAATAAATTGGTCACCTTTAGGATAAGCCAGCATACCTGTTTGTACGCCATAATATGTTTGTTTGTAACCTGTAATGGGTTGTACAGCTAAAACGTGTGTATGGCCTGTTACAACGTGACATCCCATTGCTGCTTTAATGTTGTTATATCCTGCGTATGTACCACCTTTGTGGCGATGTTTAATCACCGTATCTTCATTCACCCAGTAAGACCAACAAGATTTCCACATAGGGAAATGATCCTTCAAGGAGAAGCCCGCGATGTTCTGGTACTGAGGCACTTGACTCGAGAGGAAGGTTTCAAAGCGAGCGTCATGATTGCCTAAAGTCCAAATCAAATTATCGTGAAATTTTGTTGTAGCTTCTATTTCACCAAGATAATGTTGAACTGCCTTTAATTCATCTAAAACTGTAGGGGCATCTGACCAATTAATCCTAGCGTGACGGCTATTGGTTGTGCCATCGAACGCATCCCCATTACATACAATAACTTCTGGTTGGAATTCTTTAATACATTCTAATAATGCACGATAAGCAGTTGTTTCATCATCAGGATAAAAGTGTGCATCGCTAAACACTAATATGCGACCTTTTTCCATTTCAATCCCACGTCTTACATTATGTCTAGTTTGCTCTAGTATTTGTTCATTTTTAGACAATTCATGGTTAGAAAAAAGTGTGATATTATTTCTTTCTTCTATACTCTTTCTACGCTTATGTACGCCACGAACATCACAATTAAGTGCACGAGCCATGGCACTAGCAGAACGCAATGAATTCCATAATTTTATGAATTCTTCTTCGGACACAACAGGTGCAACCATCATATTCCCCTTTATGTTAGTGAATTTATAACACATTTTAATGAAAATACAATGACATACGCAAAAAGAGTTGATTTAAACCACGCAGAAATTGTAAAAACCTTTCGAGATTTAGGTGCTTCTGTATTTGATACATCAGGCGTTGGAAGAGGTTGTCCAGATGTGTTGCTTGGATACAACGGTCAGACTTGTCTTGTTGAAATTAAATCAGGTGAAAAGAAAAAGTTTACTGATGCACAGTTAAAGTTTATGGCTGAATGGAAAGGTTCAGCAGTTGTAAGGATTAATGATATTGACGGTGCAATTCGTTTAATTAAACTACTTGATTTGCAGTAAATTTATAGTAAAATAAAGTATCTCAATGGTGAGATTTCTTTGCAAAGGAAAAGATATGGGTTACTACGGTATGGAAAAAGAGCCAAAAGGTGTCAAATCATCTGATCGTTCTGGCGAAAAAATGGGTTCAGAAAAAGGCCCTAATTCAACTAAAGGCGTTCCTTCAGTTACTGGTGCTAAAGCTCCAGCAGGTGCTACTTCTAGCGACACAACTGGTGAGCGTAAAGCTAAATTAGTTGGTGGCGTTGCAATGGGCAAGGCTGATGGTATTGGTAGTCGTGATGCTTCCCACATGGGTAAGTATGACGGTCAATGTGGCGAGATGAAGGGTGGAAGCTCTGAGTCTGTATGCTACGAACACAAACGTGCTGACCACGCTCAAGACGGAATGTAATTAAACAAAAGCCCTAAATCTCGGTAAAGAAATAGGGCTTTTTAACCAACTAACAGGATAGATGTTTGATGGCTGATAGTAATTTTATTAAAAACTGTAATTCGTGTATATATTTCTCTGATCCAAATATGATCATGGGAAATTGTCGCAGATATCCAAGTTATCAGAATCGTCATGGCACAGAATGGTGTGGCGAATATCAACAGAATCCTGGTTTAATGGTAATGAATCATCTTATTGAAGATGTATCACGTCAATCCATAATGGCTGAAGTAGCCACAATTAAACCTAAATCAGGAAGGCCTAAAAAAAATGCTTAATTATGAATTAATCAAGCAAAATTGTGACAAAACTGCTCACGATTTACAGCATTTACAAGACACGTTATTGACAGTAAAGTTCCCAGAAATTTTGTCTGCAATTGCAATTTTAGAGTTTGTGTCTGAACATATGTGTGGAGAACAAAATGCTTAATCCACTTGGCGATAAAATCGTTGTAAAACCACAAGAACGTGTTAAATCTGCAATCATTGAAGTGATTATGGATGAAGAATACAATATGGGAGAAGTCGTAGCTGTAGGACCTGGCAAGAAATTACCCAATGGCAAGCGTGAACCTATGCCAATTGAAGTTGGTAGTTTTGTGCGTTTTGGTCACATGGGCAACGATGAATACCTTAAATACACAGAATACTTTGAAGATAATCAACGCTATCTCATTATGAGCTGGCAAGATGTATGTTTTATACAGGAAGCAGCATGAGAGATGATATTGAAGAATTACAAGATGATTTAGAAATAGTTTCTTATCGTTTAATAGTTTTAAAAAATAAAATTGATGAAGCTATGGAAATAAAACAAAAAGTTTTGCGTAATTTAGAAATGCTTTTAAACGAAAAAAATGTTTTAACAACCAAAAAAACTAATTTACGAAATAGAATTAAAAGAGCAAAAAATCCATCAATAATTGTAGAAACATTAGGAGAAATTGCATAATGGCAACTAAACCTGGCTTATACGCTAATATTCACGCTAAACAAGAACGCATTAAGAAAGAAAAGGCTGAAGGTAAACCTGTAGAGAAAATGCGTAAACCAGGCACTAAAGGTGCTCCTACTGCTGAAGCATTTAAACAATCTGCTAAGACTGCGAAGAAATAATGGCTACAAAAAAACACGATAAACCAATTGAGCATAAGACAACAGGTAAAGGCAAGACTTATAACCCTACTGACAAAGGTGCAGGGATGACTGCTAAAGGTCGTGCTGAATACAATGCAAAGAACGATGCAAACTTAAAAGCACCAGCACCAAATCCAAAGACAAAAGCTGATGAAGGTCGTAAGAAGTCATTTTGTGCAAGGATGGAAGGTGTAGTTAAGCACGCCAAAGGCGATGCACCACGAGCTAAAGCATCACTCAAGAATTGGAATTGCTAATGGATATTCAATTATTAGATGAAAGAAGTATGTTTGAGAAGTTAATGAACCATTTTGGTTGGTATAAGACTAAGATGTCTGATCTCAAAGTAGACAGAGTTGAAGTTGATTACCGTTTTATTGTTGAAGTTCCAAAGGAGTTACAAGATGCCATTGATAAAAAGCAAGTCACAAAAGGCAGTAAAAGAAAATATACAAAAAGAAGTGCAAGCTGGCAAGCCTCAAAAGCAAGCAGTAGCAATAGCACTAAACGTGCAACGAGCAGCAAAGAAAAAGGAATCTAAAAAATGAAAATTGAATTTCATATTGATCAAATTAATGAGATGTTAAAGTTTCTTGATGAAGTACCACATAAGTTCTCAAGAGGACTCGTAGACTTTATTAAGAACCATACTCAATCACAGATTGATGCTCAGACACCTGTTGCAGAAATACAACAGTCTACTGATGAATCTGTTGCAGAAAAACAACAATAAAGTTTTGTTAATCAATAACATGGAATCTGAATTAGATCGTGCTGCAAAGATAGCAGAGGGCATGAAGGGTAACAAGAATGCTACCAAGAACAAGCTCTTTGCTGACCAGCTTAAACGTCATTTGGTGCAAAACCCACATAAGCTAGAGAAGATTGTTGAGAAGCTGATTGAAGATGCAATGGAAGGTAGTATTGCGGCAGCGAAAGAAGTAATTGATCGTGTTGATGGCAAAGCTATACAGTCTACTGAGATTACTGGTGCAGACGGTGAGCCATTGACAGGTATTCAAGTAACCTTTGTAAAGCCTAATGAATGATATTCAAGGTGCAATCGCTAAAGCTGAGTTCCCTGAGAAACTGTCGATTCTATTTGACAAGGCTCGATACAAGGTACTCTACGGAGGCCGAGGCGGTGCTAAAAGCTGGGGTGTTGCTAGGGCATTGCTTATTTTGGGGTGTAAATCTACCTTACGCATTTTATGTGCCAGGGAATTTCAAACATCCATTAAAGACTCAGTCCACAAGTTATTATCTGACCAAATCTACGCATTAGGTCTTGAATCATTCTATGAGATCACACAGAACTCGATTCGTGGCAAGAATGGCAGCGAATTCTCGTTTGTAGGACTTAAAAACAATATTGCCAATGTTAAGTCTTATGAGGGCGTGGACATTTGTTGGGTAGAAGAAGCTCAGACAACTAGTCGCACATCATGGAATGTTTTGATACCAACGATTCGTAAAGAAGGTTCTGAGATATGGGTAACATTTAACCCAGAGCTTGAGTCTGATGAAACCTATCAAAGGTTTGTTGTAAGTCCACCAGAGAGTGCATTAGTGCAAAAGATTAACTGGTCTGATAACCCTTGGTTTCCTGAAACGCTTAATTTAGAACGTGAAGCACTAAAGATGCGTGATCCTGAAGCCTACAATACAGTTTGGGAAGGTTTGTGTAGGGTAACAGTAGATGGTGCTATCTTTGCTAAAGAAATGCAAATGGCAGAGCTTAACAATCAGATTACTCGTGTGCCATACGATCCTATTAAACCCGTTCATGCAGTCTTTGACTTGGGCTGGGCAGATCATACGGCTATCTGGTTTGTGCAATTTATTGGTATGGAAATACGTTTAATACGTTATATGCAAGCCAATCAGCAGACTATCTCATGGTATTTAGCAGAAATGCAGAAGTTTGGTTATTTCTATGACACGTTATGGTTGCCACACGATGCAGCAGCAAAGAATCTAGGCACAGGCAGAAGTATAGAAGAGATTGTGCGTAGTGCAGGCCATAAAGTTCAGATATTAGATCGAGTGCCCATTGTTGATAGTATTAACGCTGCGAGAACTATATTCTCACGTTGCTATTTTGACAGAGAAAATTGTGATGAAGGCTTACAATGCTTACGTCATTACAAATACGATGTGGCAGAAGATGGCTCATGGAGTCAGAAACCATTGCATGATCAATACTCACACGGTGCTGATGCGTTCCGTATGCTTGGATTAATGGTAAACGAGCCTAAAAAAGTCAAGCCAAAGAAGGTTTATATTGAGCATGGCTCATGGATGGGTTAAAATGGCATTTACAATGAGGGCAAATTATGGCTGAAATCGATACAGATCAAGATAGTCGCATCCAACAAGCGATGGAGTTCTTACGTCAAGTCAATGACATTGATTCTAATAATAGAGCAGAAGCATTAGATGACGTGCGATTTAGTGCTGGCGATCAATGGCCTGTCGATGTGCAAAACAGCCGTATTCTTGAAGCCAGACCTTGTTTAACCATCAATAAAGTTGATGCGTATTGCCGTCAAATTGTTAACCAAATCCGTGAGCAACGACCAAGAATTAAATGTCATGGCATGAATACACAAACTGATGAAAAGCAAGCAGAAATCATTACAGGTATTTGCAGACACATTGAATTACAGTCTGATGCTGACCAAGCCTATATTAATGCAATTGATTACGCAGTTCGCATGGGTTGGGGTTATATTCGTGTGCATACAGACTACATCAAAGACAATAGTTTTGATCAAGAAATCTACATTAAACCGATTGAAAACCCATTTACAGTCTATTTTGATCCTAATTCCATCATGGCTGATGGTTCAGATGCAGAGCGTTGTTTAATTACAACACTTATCCCTAAGAAAACATTTAGTGCAATGTATCCTGATGCTGAGATTGATTCAGGATTTGTCAGTCGTGGCACAGGCGATGTAATTGGTGATTGGATTCAGAAAGAAGAAATCCGTATTGCTGAATATTGGTACACCGTGCGTGAAAGTGTTGTTTTATTACAACTATCTGACGGTTCAAGCATTTACGAAGATGAAGTTGATAAGAAGTTAATGAAAGAATTGGGTGTAGAAGTCATTAATAGACGTGATTCTGTGCGTAAAAAGGTGAAGTGGTGCAAAGTGACCGCAATGCAAGTGCTTGAAGAAGGTGAGTGGGCAGGTAAATATATTCCAATTATTCCTGTTTATGGACAGTCAACTATTGTGCAGGGCAAACATAAGCGTTTTGGGCTTGTGCGTATGGCTAAAGACCCACAACGTATGTATAACTATTGGTCAACTGCATTAACTGAAACAGTAGCGTTAGCACCTAAAGCTAAATGGCTATTGGCAGAAGGTCAAGACGAAGGCCATGAAAATGAATGGGCTCAAGCAAACATCAAGGCGATGCCTGTATTGCGTTATAAACAGACAGATATTGATGGAAGAGCTGCACCACCACCTGTAAGACAGTCACCAGAGCAACCACCAACAGGTGCAATGGCAGCAATGCAATCAATGAATTTAGATTTACAAGCTGTAATTGGTATTTACGATCCAAGCCAATTGCCACAGGGTATTCAGTCAGGTAAGGCAATCCAAGGTCAGCAAATGCAAGCTGATATGACGAATATGCACTATTACGACAACTTAACTCGTTCGATTAGACAAGTTGGTCGTGTTATTTTAGATTTAATACCAAAAATATATGACACACAACGTGCAATGCGTATTATTGGTGCTGACGGTAAGCCTGAAATTATGACCATTAATGAACGCAAGATGGATGAACAAGGTGTAATGCGTATTCTTAATGACGTTACGATTGGTGAGTACGATGTAGTAATGGATACAGGCCCTGGTTACAATTCTAAACGTCAAGAAGCAGTTGATTCAATGATGGCATTATTCCAAGCTGAACCTGCATTGGTACAGGTTGCTGGTGATTTGTTAGTAAGAAATATGGATTTCCCTGGTGCTGACGTTATTGCTGATCGTTTAGCAATTAATAACCCATTAGCCCAAATTGATGATATGTCTGACATCCCACCTGCAATTCAGATGAAACTCAAGCAAGGTGAAGCAACGGTACAACAGATGCAACAACAGATTCAGCAGTTACAGATGATGATTAAACAACGTCAAGATGTTGAGCAAGTCAAGCAAGATAGCGAAACGAAGCGTGAACTCATGCGTCAGACTGCTAAAGCACACGATATTGAGATGCGTAATAAAGAAAAACGCCATGAAGTTGAAATGCGTACTGATACACAGGCACACGATACCGTGTTGAAAACACAAACGCAGATACAAGTTGAAGAATTAAAAGCACAAGTTGCGTTGTTATTAGCAAGAATGGATCACGAACAAGCTAAATTAGCGAGTGCTGAAACAACTGAACGTGCAATATAGTTGTATTTTAACAACAATCGTATTAAGATAAGTAAACGTACCTATGCGTTACATAGGGTAAACCCTTGGAGAATTCCATGTCAGAAGCAACAGTATTAACTAGTGAGAATAGTGCCGAATTTTATGCAAACAAATTAGGTTTAGCTGCCGAACCTGCACCTGAGGCTGTTGAAGAAACAGAGCCAGTCGAGCAAGAAGTTGAGCAGAGTGAACCAATTGCAGAAGAAGAGGAAAAAGTAACAGAAGAACGGAAACCAAATCCGAAACTTGAAAAGAGGTTTTCAGAACTCACAAAACAACGTGAACAACTGCGTAAAGAAGCAGAAGCAGAACGTCAAAAGCGTGAGGAATTGGAAACTCGTTTAAAGGCATTGGAATCACAGGCTGCACCTAGACAGGAGCAGAGCAGAGATGAAAAGCCGAGGCCTGATCAGTTTATCGATGCGTTTGAATACGCAGAAGCATTGGCTGATTGGAGTGCCGAAAACGCTGTAATGAAGGCAAGACAGGAAGATATTGAGCGTAAGAAACAAGAAGAACGTGCAAAAGTTATTGATACTTGGAACACAAGACTTGAATCGACTAAATCAGATTTACCTGACTTTGATGATATGGTGGCATCTAGCGATGTAGTTGTCAGCGATCAAGTACGAGATGCAATTTTAGAGTCCGAAGTAGGGCCACGCATTTTGTACCATTTGGCTGAAAACCCAGAAGTCGCAGAGAAAATCAGTAAATCATCTCTCATTACTGCTTTAAGAGAAATAGGTAAGTTGGAAGCAAAGTTTGAAAAGAACGATGCTAAAGAAGTGAAACCTGTTGCTGTGAAGTCTAAAGCACCTGCACCGATTAGCCCAATTAAAGGCACAAGTAGTGAGCAAGCCGTTGTAACTGATACAGATAAGATGACTTATGCTCAATACAAAGCCATGCGACAAGCTAAAAGGATCAGGTAAAAACTTAATTTATAAAATTGAAAGGTAATCTAAAATGGCAAATAATTTATTAACCATTAGCAAGATCACCAACGAAGCCTTGATGGTCCTAGAAAACGAATTGACTTTTACATCTGAAGTCGATCGTAACTATGATGATCAATTTGCGGTAGTTGGTGGAAAAATTGGTAACACAGTAAACGTTCGTAGACCAGGTCGTTTCATTGGTACTACTGGCCCAGCATTAAACGTAGAAGATTTCAACGAAACTTCTGTTCCTGTAACATTGTCAACACAGTTCCACGTTGACACACAGTTCACTACACAAGATTTGGCATTATCTTTAGATATGTTCTCTGACCGTGTATTGAAGCCAGCTGTTGCTGCTATCGCTAACAAAATTGACCGTGATGGTATGGTTATGGCTACTGCTAACACAGCAAATATCGTTGGTGTTGCTGGTACTCCTCCAACAGGTTTGATTACATATCTAACTGCTGGTGCGTACCTCGATGCTGAAGGTGCTCCTCGTGACGGCCGTCGTGCTTGTATCGTTGAGCCATTTACATCTGCTACTATCGTTGATTCTTTGAAGGGCTTATTTGTGCCACAAGAAGCAATTGGCGAGCAGTATCGTAAAGGTTTGATGGGTCGTGACTCTGCTGGTATGAACTGGAAATTAGACCAAAACGTTGTATCACAGACTTTTGGTACTAACGGTGCTGGTGCTACATCTAGCGTTGCTACAACAACTGCAACTGGTTTTTTAACTTCTGGTTGGGCATCTAGCTCTACTATTAGCATTACTGGTGCTGGTGGTGCAGCTACAAACTTAAACGCAGGTGACGTTATTCAAATCGCTGGTGTTTATGCAGTTAACCCACAAAACCGTCAGGCTTATGGTTCTAACAAGCTCCGTAACTTTGTTGTTAAATCTGCTGTTTCTATTGCTTCTGGCTCTACTGTTTCTGTAACTGTATCTCCTGCTGTTATTACAGCTGGTCAGTTCCAAAACGTATCTATTCCAAGCCCAGTTGCTTCAGCCGCAGTAACACAATTTAACAGCACAGGTGCAGTTTCTCCACAGAACATCATTATGCACAGAAATGCTTTCACACTCGCAGTTGCTGACTTAGAGTTGCCTGAAGGTGTTCACTTTGCTGGTCGTGCTTCTGATAAAGAAATCGGCTTGTCTATGCGTGTAGTACGTCAATACACCATCAATAACGACAGTATTCCTACTCGTTTAGATGTTCTGTACGGATGGGCTCCACTCTATCCTGAACTCGCTTGCCGTGTTGCAGCTTAATTTAGAAAGGAACTATTATGTCTAATCCAGGACCAGCAAGTACCACCACGATACACCCACAAGGCGTTACTTCTAACCAAGCTATTCGTTTGTTAGCAGTAGCAACAGGTGTAAACGTTAATGCTTCAGGCGATACTGTTATGCCTATCATTAACTCTAGCAACTACTCTGTTTATCAAGTAATCGTTACTAACGCTTCAGTTAGCTTAACTACTGCTACTGCTGCTGTTTATACAGCTCCAGCAAAGCAAGGTACAGCTATTGTTGCAGCAGCAACAGCATTATCTGGTAATACAGGCTCAACAGTTGTAAACCCACTTACTGTTGCATCAACAAACACATTAAGTGGTCAAAATCTATACTTCAACGTAGCAACACCACAAGGTGCAGCTGCTACTGCTGACGTATATATTTACGGTTACGATTTCAGCACTTATTCGTAATCAGTTTTAATTAAAAGCCCCCTCTAAAAAAGGGGGTTTTTTTTATTATTTGTTGTATAATTAACCAACCAATTCTGGTTTTCTTTGCAAAGGAAAAATTATGTCTAGCACTACCGTTACTCGTGGAAATGCTCACGAAACTTTCTATATTGCTCCAACTTTGGACAACACATCTAATTCTTTAGCAGCAAACACAACTACTGCTGTTTCTTATAGCGTACCTGGCTTACAAACAACTGATATTGTTAGCATTATTGGTTACAACGGTTCACAAACTGCTGGTGTAGTAATTGCTGAAGCTGATTGTTTAACTGCAAACACATTAACAATTCAATTTGGTAACTTAACAGGCACAGCAACATTAAAGCCTGCTTCTGGTGTTTATTCCATTCAGGTTGTTCGTTTAGAAGGCCCAGCTCCTGTAAACGCTGCGTAAGGATAAATTATGGCAAACGTATCAGCTTATCGTTTTGTTGGCCCAACTACTGCAATTTCAATTTCAGGAACTGCCTCTACATCTGTAACGATTACCCCTAACGGTAACGATCAGATGAATTTCTGTGGATTCTTAAATACAGGTGCTAATCCTATTGCTATTACAATTGCACCTGCAATACCTGGTACGACTACTACTGCTGCGGCTGCTGTATTGCCGACTGGCGGTAATTCAAGTCAGAGCTTTGTATTAGGTGTGGCAATGAGTCAGCCCACAGTATTAGCAGTTCCACCAAGTTTTGCAATTACAGCAATTGGAACAAGTGGCACACTTTATGTGTTGCCAATGGTTGATCAAAACTAAGGAGTAGTTTATGGCTGATCCAGCCAAAACGGTAGATCAAAATCTACTGCCTGTTCAAGCGTATTTTAACTTGGATGGCAGTTTTAACACGTTTATTGGTCAAGGTCAGCCCTTTTACGCTACTGCTAACCCTGTTCAATCAGGGCTTACTATTACAAATAGCACGATTGATAGCACAACTATTGGTGCTACTACGCCATCTACAGGCGTATTTACTAATATATCTACAACTACAGGCTCAATCAGCACAACGCCATCAAGTGCTACTAATATTGCCAATAAGTTTTATGTTGACACGGTTGCACAAGGATTAGGCCCAAAAGCTGCTTGCCAAGTAGGAACTACGGCAAATATTACATTAAGTGGATTGCAAACGATTGATGGTTATACAACAGTTGCTAATGATCGAGTATTAGTTAAAAACCAATCATTAAGCCAATATAATGGTATTTATGTTGCATCTGCATCTACTTGGACTCGTGAAGTTGATATGGATGTATGGTCAGAAGTGCCAGGTGCTTATACGGTTATTTTAAATGGTGGGCAATCAGACACAGGTTGGGTATGTACGGCAACACAAACAGGCACAATTAATGTCACAGCAATGCCTTGGGTACAATTCTCAGGTGCAAACACATATTATGCTGGCACAGGACTGTCGCTTTCTAGCAACACTTTTAGTATTAGTAACACAGGCGTTTCAGCAGGTTCTTATGGTTCTGCAAGTAACACACTTAGTGCTACAGTCAATGCTCAAGGTCAACTAACTTCACTTAGTTCACAAGCAATTTCGATTGCTCCTAGTCAAATTAATGCCACAATTCCTAATTCTGGTCTAACAAATAGCTCAATTACAGTAAATGGCACGAATATTGCATTAGGTGGTAGTGCAACCATAACAGCAACTGCACCTTATGCTTTGACTATTGGCACAGGGTTATTAGGCACAAGTTACAACGGCTCTGCACCAGTCACTATTGCAATTGATTCTACAGTAGCAACATTGACAGGAACGCAGACTTTAACCAATAAAACGCTGACAAGCCCTGTAATTAGCACAATTAGCAATACAGGCACATTAACATTGCCGACAAGCACAGATACATTGGTTGGTCGTGCAACTACAGACACATTAACAAATAAGTCTATATCTGGCTCAACGAATACGCTAACAAACATTGGTAACGGTTCGTTGACTAACTCAAGTATTACGATTGGCTCTACTTCTATCAGTTTAGGTTCGACTGCATCCACGTTGACAAGCGTAACGATGGCAACACCAACCATATCAAGTTACGAAACTTATACTGCTGTTTCTGCCCCTTCTTACAATGCAGGCCGTTTATGGTACGACAGCACACAAAATGCTTTAGCATATTACAACGATGTAACAAACAACACGATACATATTGGCGAAGAAATCCAATTAAAGGTATATAACAATACAGGCTCACAGATCAACGTAGGTCAGCCTGTTTATGTAACATCAACAAGTAGTGGTTACACTTATCCTAACGTAGCTTTAGCGATTGCCAACAGTTTAACGACAGGTAATGTGATTGGTTTGGCTAATCAAAACATACCAAATGGCACAGCAGGGTATGTAACAACTATTGGTTTGATTCAAGGTGTCAATACAGGTAGTTATACAGTAGGCGATACGCTATATTTGTCACCTTATTCTGCTGGTTACTATCAAAACACAATTCCACCGACAGGCTATGCAATCAAATTAGGCACAGTTGCTTATGTCAACTCAAGTAACGGTGCAATTTATGTAAATAAGAGCATTTTAACGGTACAGGCTGGTAATATTAACGGTCAAGTATCATTATCAAACGGTGGCACAGGAGCTAATTTAACGGCATCTGCTGGCGCAGTAGTTTATTCAACATCATCTGCATTTGCTTTAACATCAGTAGGCTCTACAGGGCAAGTATTAACGTCTAACGGCACATCTGCACCGACTTGGTCAACAATTACAGCATCAATTGGTGTTACAGATGATACATCATCAAATGTCACAGAATACGGTTTATTTGGTCGTGTAACGTCAGGCACTTTAGCTACTGTGTATACAGCTAGTACACAGGTTAAATTTAATCCAAGCACAGGTATATTCCAAGCGCCTATATTTAGTGGATCAGGCGCAAACTTAACATCTATTCCTAACGGTGCTTTAACTAACTCAACAATTTCAGGAATATCGCTTGGTTCTAATCTTGCAGCTTTAACCATTGGAACAGGCTTATCTGGAACATCCTATAACGGCTCAACTGGCGTAACCATAGCAAATACTGGTGTAACGTCAATAACAGGCACAGCATCACAAATAACGGCTTCTGCATCGACAGGTGCGGTTACATTGAGTTTACCAAGCACAATTAACGTCAATACTTCAGGAACTGCTGCTAACGTAACAGGAACTGTGGCAATTGCTAACGGTGGAACAGGGCAGACTACGACATCTGCTGCGTTTAATGCTCTAAGTCCTATTACAACAACTGGTGATTTAATTATTGGTAATGGTACTAATAGTGCAACTAGACTTGGTATTGGAACAAATGGATTTGTATTAACATCAAATGGAACAACGGCTTCTTGGTCACCTGTTGTTGCTACAACGGCAACAAATTTGGCTGGTGGAGCAACAGGTTCTGTGCCTTATCAATCAACTACTGCAACTACAGCATTTTTAGCAGGAAATACTACTACTACACCAAATTTTTATACCTCTACAGGAACAGGAGTAGTAGCACAAGCACCAACATTAACAACATCTACAGGTTCAGGTTCAGTTGTATTAGCAACTAGACCAACAATGTCTGTAACAGGTGCAGGATTTACTTTACAAGATGATACTGATAATACTAAACAAGCACAATTTGCATTAGCAGGGTCACAACCTACAGGGACAACAAAAACTTATCAATTGCCTTTATCGGCAGGAACTGGTGTTACATTAGCTGGACTATCAACAACACAAACATTTAGTGGTATAAATACTTTTTCACAAAATGTATCATTTACATCTACAACTGGTGATGTAACAGCCCAATCTTTTACAACTGCGAATTTATTATTAGGTGGGACATCACAAACAGGTAATGTTTATTTAGGTCAATCTACAGCTACTTATAATGTAGGAATTGCTAACGGAGCAACAGCTTCAGGAAAAACTCAAACAATTAATATTGGTAATGCTGCTTTAGCTGGCTCAACTACAACAATTACTATTGGTTCAACTGCTGGAACTTCAACAACAACATTAAATGGTTCTGTATCATTTAATTCTGCAATTAGTGGTGCATTAACGGCTAACACTTTAAATACTCAAGATACTACTTTTACAATAAGTAATGCGACAGATTCAAGCAAAAAAGCAGTTTTTGATTTAAGTGGTTTAACATCATCTACTACTCGAATTTATACACTTCCCAACATATCTGGATCAACTTTAGCAACGCTTGGTAATCTTGCACAAACATTTACTGGTGCAACATCTGTTTTGCCAACGACTGCATCTTCTACTATTACATTAGGCTCTACAACAAGTACAGGTGCAATTACTGTAGGGCAATCAACAGCAAATCAAACGGTAAATTTAGCAACTGGAGCAACAAGTACAGGAAATACAAAAACTGTAAATATAGCAACAAATAGTGCGACAGGTTCTACAACAAATATTACAATTGGCAGCACATCAGGCACATCTTCAACTACATTAAATGGGTCTGTTACAGCTGCTGGAAGTATAATTTATATTGCACCATAATGTTTGATTGGAAAATAACTAAAATTTCTACAGAAAAGGGTGCAATTATACACGCTCATTATGTGTGTAAGTTGATTAATGATCCGTATGAGGTTGCAACAGAAGGAAACTGGTATTTTTCAGATAAAATTATCAAAAAGCCATTAGAAGAGATAAAAGAGCAAGACATTGCAGATTGGATAGAAAAAGAATCTATGCAAAATGGTGTAAGTACAATAAAATTAAGGTTAGAGGAACAGATGCAGTCTTTACAAAATGATCAAACTGTGAGTTTACCTTGGCTGCCAAAAACATTCAAACTTAAGGATTAAATCATGGGTCAAATTGTCTTTCAAGCAACGCTAGGTGGTCAGACTGCTCTGGTAGGGCAAAACACATCTTCTAGCTTTTCTTTAAATCTACCTTTAGCAAATGACACTTTAGTCGGGAAAACAACTGTAGATACATTAACTAACAAAACTTTAACAAGTCCAACATTAACAACTCCTGTTTTAGGAACTCCTGCATCAGGCACATTAACAAACTGCACAGGTTATACAACTGCAAATTTATCTGGAACTATATCTAATGCACAATTGACAACAATAGCAAATACTCCACAAGTAACTGTATATACTTCAGGATCAGGAACTTATACAGTTCCTACAAATGCAAGATATTTAATTGTTGAAATAGTTGGTGGTGGTGGAGGCGGTTCAGGCGGTGGTGGAGCAGGATGGGGTGTTGGAGGTGCTGGAGGAAACTCAACGTTTGGAAGTGGAATAACAGTTACTGGTGGTGGAGGAGGAGCTGCTCCATTTGGTGCAGGTGGTTCTGCTGGTAGTGTAACTATTTCATCAGGTACTTCTATTGTTTCTATTGCTGGCGGTGTTGGTATGTCTGGCGATTTTAATGGTGCAGGAACGTCTGCATCCCCTGCTACAGGGGGTATGGGTGGTGGAACAACTTTAGCTCAAGGCGGTTCAGGCGGTGCTTATGTTCAAGCAGGAGTTAATGGTGTTGCTGGATCTGGTGGCGGTGGTGGAGCAGGTGGAACTGCTGTTGGGTATATTTATGGTGGTAATGGAGGCGGTGGTGCTGGATATGCAAAAGTATTAATTACGTCACCTTCTGCAACTTATTCTTATGCAGTTGGTGCTGCTGGTTCTGCAGGAACTGCAGGTTCTACAACTAATTGTGCTGGCGGCGGTGCAGGTGGACCTGGATTAATTTCTGTAACTGCTTATTTTTAAGGAAAAATTATGCAAAGATATGCAATTATTGATGGTATTAATGTTGTTAATGTAATTAATTACGAAACCCCTCCTGATCATCCTTTACCAGGATTAGATTCAAAATATATAGCTGTAGAATCTGACGTGGCTAGTCCTGGATATACCTATGTTAATAATATTTTTACACCGCCACAACCTTATCCATCATGGATATTAGAAAATAATGTGTGGATTGCACCAATACCTGCACCAAATAACGGCCCTTGTATTTGGAATGAATCTTTAAAATCATGGGTGACTGTTTAAATGACACAACCTATTGACATTATTTCTCGTGCATTAAAAGACATTGGTGCTTTAGAAGCTGGGGAAACTCCTACGCCTGAAGCGGCTCAAGATGCTTTTGATATGTTGAATGACATGATTGATCAATGGTCAAATGAATCGCAAATGGTGTTTTATAAGACTGAGATTGTATATCCAATTACATCAGGTGTAACTCAATATACAATTGGCCCAGGCGGCACAATTGGTTCAATATTTACAGGCACAATAGCTGGCACAACATTAACTATTACAAGCATCTCTAGTGGAGCTGTAGCATTAGGTATGACGTTATCAGGTACAGGAATTACTTCTGGCACAAAAATAGTAGCATTTAACTCAGGTGCTGGTAACAATATTAATGAAGCAGGAACTTACACAATTAATATCAATCAAACTGTATCGTCTACTACAATCAACGCTTATTACGAACGGCCATTATCTATTAATAGTGCTTTTGTTCGTATTAATACAAATAGTAATGGTCAACCTATCGTTAATGGTGGACTTGATTACTTAGTCGCTATTTTAAACGTAGAAGATTATGAAATGATTGGTTTAAAGACTTTATCAGGGCTTTGGCCTAAAGCTCTTTACTATCAACCTAGCGAAACTTTAGGCAATATT